CTTAAAGATTAATTATTTTTTATTTGAGGGGGCTATTATGCTAACAGCTACAATTGTATTTCTTACAGATGATGTAAAACCAATGGCAATAAAAATCAATGTTGAAGAAATTGAAAGTGGTTCTATACCTAATTCACATAGATTTAAAATATTAGATAACTATAATCATTTAAGTGAAGAAAACTTAAAGAAAATTGATTATTATGTTAAAAATAGTTTCTTTTCTTCAGGGACACTTTATATCAATGATGAAGCATATCTTGGAACACTTTCAATTTCAACAGAGAAAAAAGTTTTGGCAATAATTCTTGGCGAAGAAGATACTTATTATTCTGTTCAGGAAGCAAATTATATTTTAGATATAAGAAAATCATAATTCTTATTAGTTATAAGTTTCTTTTTGGCTTTCATTTTTAAATTTATAGAATTCCTTTTAGTAGGATTCATAATATATTTCTTTTTTGCTTTTAACCATTTGATATAATAGAATATCTTTTCTATAAGAGCTTTATTAATTTCAGAAGAATTAATAGTTTGAAGTTTTTTAAATTTTCTTAATTTAAAAGTCTCATATTTAATATATTTATTTATAATAATTATTTTTTGATACTTATTGAATAAAGTAGTCATTTTTTACCTCGCTTTTTATAATCTTTCAGTAGTACATTCCATAAGTCATAGAGAACTTTAGGGAAAGTTGCTTATGAACCATACTACTTAAAGATTAATTATTTTTTATTGAGGGGGTTATTATGAATTCAAATGAAGAAGAAAAAATTTCTACATTAAAATCTGCAATTTGTAAAAAAGGTCATCTACAAATATCAACTTTAAAATTTTCTGAAAAATATGAAAATCCTTATTGTAAAGAATGTGGTTCTGAAATAATAGATAAGTGTCCACATTGCAATGCTGAAATTCAAGGAGGCACTTTAAAAGTAAAAAAAGAAATAGATCTAAGCTCTACAGATTTCTTTAATCAGGGATATTATGAAAAAGAGTACAAGTTTTCTACTGATTACATTCCAAAATACTGCCATAATTGTGGGAAACCATATCCTTGGATAGAGGATTTTTTAAATACTTATAAGGATACTCTTTCTTTAGCATTAGAAAATGAAACAGAACTTCAAAATAAAATTTATAATGCCACAGAAGAATTAGTAAAAAATAATTTTGATTTAAAATCACCAATGGCAAACTTTTTTAAATTATTATTAAATAAAACTGGTGATTTAGCAAAAGATGTAGTAGTTAATACACTATCCTCTATTGCAAGTGAACAATTTCTTCAGTTTGTACTTAAATAATATTAATAATATAAAAATATTTAAAGAAGGTGTTTATTATGAAAATGGATCCTGATTGCATTAGAGATATACTACTTCAAACAGAAGAAAGGTTTGTTATTATTCCTTTACCTTGTTTAAATTTTGATACCTATAAAATGGAAGACCCAGAACCTTTACCAAAAGAGAAGTATCCACATATTTATCAATATGATATGAAAAAATTAATCTATCATGTTGAACTGGCTGCTGAAATGGATTTCATAAAACTTAATGATTTAAAAGATATTTATAAAATCGAAGATTTAACAGCACAAGGGCATTTATTTCTTGCTGACATCAGAAATGAAGATGTTTGGAGCAAAACAAAAGACATTGCTAAAAAAACTGGAACATCTTCACTTGAAGCATTAAAACAAATAGCTGTTAATGTTGTTTCATCAATAATTACTAATTATTTTCAAGGATGATATACGACCAATATCCAAAATTAAATGTTCTTCAATTTTTCCATTTACATTTAATTGATAGTCTATTTTAAAACTTTGAATTCCTACTATCCTTTGTCCATTAATCTCGATACAAGGAACTGAATGAGTTCTTTCTACTGAGATTTTTACATTATTAGTAGGAATTTCATTATTTTTTTTTAGTTTGAAAAATTTATTTTTTTTCTTCATTTCCTCACCTCATCAATTTTAATTTTTCAGTAGTATAGTCCATAAATTAAAAGCGAGGGGTGGGAAAATCTATGAACCATACAATTCAAAAATTAATATATTTATTTTAAAAAGGGGGAGACTTTATGAAAAAACTTATAGTAACTTTTTTTCTGCTTTTAACAGTAATTTCTTTTGCTGAGATTGTGTACATAACACCTACTGGAAAGAAGTATCATGCCACTAAAACTTGTAAAGGTTTAGTGAGAGCAAAAAAGATTATTCCTATTGAAAGAAAAGAAGCAGAAGCTAGAGGTTATAAACCTTGTAAACATTCTTATGGTGGATAATCTTATATCAATGGCTCGTAAGTATACGAGCCATATTTTTTTATTTTTCCTTACCATAGAGAAAACCAATTTCTAAAAATTCATTTTTTGAAGTTTCAATAGCTTCATTAAAAATAGTTTCTAGTTCCTGCTTTTCTTCAATAGAAATTTTTAGACCATCTACAAATCTTTTAAATTTTTCATCAAATTCCCCTACTTTTGATTTAAACAGTCCTTTTGCACCTAATTCTTCTAAAAAATTAATAAGATTAATCTCCATAGTATGTCCTCCCTTAAAATAAATATTAGTAAATTTAATTAATTCTATTAATTTTTTAAAAGAAATTAAAATTATTAAATTAAAAAATTGAATTTATTAAACTATTTACTTAATACTATAATACAAATTTTAAAGTTGTCAAGTATTTTTTTTAGTGTTATACTAAGTTAATAAAATAAACCATTTAATTAAGTATTTTATTTATTCAAAAGAAAGGAGTTAGGAATGAGAAGGACTAGTGAAATTTTAAAAGAATTTAGAAAAACTAGAGGAATGACTGCTGCAATGATGGCTGAAAAGTTAGGAATATCTACAGTAACTATGTCTGCTATAGATGTTGGTAGAAAAAAACTCTCTGAACAGATGCTTGAAAAATTAGAAACTATGTTGCCAAAAGATGATTTCATAGATTTATTAAAATCAGAAAGAGAAATGAACCTTCCTTCTTTTTTGCTTAAAAAATTTGAAAAATATAACATTCAATCAGAATCTATAACTGATATTACAAATATTTCTGAAATATCAGAAGAAGGGAAAAGAAAAATATATGATTTCATAGAACTTGTAAAAATTTCTGAGAGAGCAAGAAATAATAGAGAAACTGTCAATATAACAAATTTATCTACTGAAAATAAAGAAAAAGCGAGAGAATATATAGAATTATTAGAAATTAAACAAGAAAAAAAATAGAGATTATACAATCTCTATTTTTATTTTTTAACATATTTCTTTTTAATTTTTTTTCAAATACTCAATTAATGCCCTTTCTATTATATTTGTAAGCTTTTCATCAGGGAATTTAGTTTCTATTTCTTTAAAAAGCTGGGGATCAATTCTAAATGTTTTATTGATTTTCTTTTTATCTTCATCTAGCTTTTTTCTTCCTGCTCCCTGTCTTACACCACCTGATGCCATTTTTAACCTCTCTTTCTAAAAATTTTAGTAAGTTTCTTAATACATCTTATAATCACAATAAGACATAGTAAAATACTAAATATTTTTATATAGTTACTATCATTATAATTTTTTCTTATAAAATTTAAAATTACTATAACTAGTATTAAAATTGTATTAGTCATTGTATATTTGAGTAAAATCTGTTATAATTTTATCAAGAAACTGGATTGCTCCAGTTCCTTGATGTTTGAGTTAGTTGAAATAATCTACTAATAGAATTATCAGCGTTAGGACTGCTATGATTAATTCTATTATTGCCGTGATTAGTTCAATTAACTCTTTTTTATTCCCTCCTTTCTTTTGTTTTTTCTTTTTCTTACTCATCTTCTCACCTCCTTATGTGTTAATTATACTATATTTAGTTGATTTTTGCAAGTGTTTTTTCAAAAAAAATATAAACTTTTTTAGAAATTTTACTACTATTAAAATTACGAATTTATCTATATTTAATTAAGTTTTGGCTAATGGTATTTTTTAATAAAAATCTATTAAAATTACCACTAATTTAAACATAAAAAAGAGAACAATTAAACTCACTTTTTTTATTTCTAAAATAAAGTGATAAAAAATATTTCTTGACTTTTAAAAAAAATAGGTTAATATTATAAATGAAATAGTTTAATAAATTTAAGTAATATATTTAATTTTTTAAAGGAGTTTTTTATGAATATTTACGAACCTTACAGATATTACATAAAAATAAGAGATGGAACTATAATTATGGATGGGAAAGAATGTCCTAATATTATTGGGAAATACTGTTTTTATGATAAAAAAGCTTTTAAAAAAAAATTAAAAGAACTTTCTGAGAAATATACCGAAGATCAGATAACAACATATCAGAGTATCAGAGGCAGGTGGTACGAATGTCCAAAAAATACTCTTTAAATAATAAAGAAATTGGGTATAGTTATTGTGAATGTGGAAATTATTTATATTCCGATACTGAAAAAAGAATAAAAGTTGCTGGTAGAAATCAAGTTACTTATTATTTTGAAGAAAAGTGTTTAGAAATAAATTGTTCACATTGCAACAAAAATACCAAAGTGAAATTATAGATGTACGGTTTAGATAGAGCCTGTGTCTTTGTTGATGTTAAAACTGATATCTTATATGTGAGGGAAAGAATTAAAATTATGTTTCCTCATTCTTTTTCGGAAAGTCTTACAAATTATTTAAATAATTATAAGATTGATAAAAGAAATATAAATTACATTAAATTAGAAGAAAAAAAACTAAAGAGAATAACAACGATTAAAATAGATTTTTCTTATCCACGTTTTTTTTCAGAAGATAATATTTATCCTTTATCTGATGAATTAAAAAAAACTACGGTTGAAGATAATCTAGTTAAATTAATAAATAAATTAATAGATTATGAAATAACAATAAACGACATAAAATATGAATATTTTGAATTTACTACTCAAGAATTTGTTGGAAATTTTTATAAATTTCACAATATTATAAGTTACTTTTTTAAAGCTCTAACAAGAAAATATAATGATTTAGATAAAGTACAGTATTATAATTTTGATAAAAATCAAAACAAATTTTACACTACAGGCTTTACCTTCCAACCAACATCAGGTTGGAAAATTAGATTATATTCAAAAGGGCACGAAAATAATAAAAAAAATTTGAAAAAAGTCAAAGGAGCAATCTTTCGGCTTGAACATAGACTAAGTAAAAAGATTATAAAAAGTTATTTTGAATACAATTCTGTAAATTTTATAAAAATAGAAGAGATAAAGAAATGTATTCAAAGTACTATATCACAAGCTTTAGGAAAAATAATGATTGAAGAAATAGAGAAATCAGTAGAAGTTCTTAAAGAAAAATTTGTAGATTTCAGATGCCAAGACTTAGATTCTTTGGTTAGAGATAATCTGGAATGGATATTTGATTATAAAATAATTGATGATATTGTTACTAGTAGTAGCAATAAATGCTATAGACAAATTGTTTTTTATCGAAGCAAGATAAAAAATATTTTAATTCACTCGCAACAAAGGGCATCTCCACAGCGAGATTTTTTCTCGAACATAGAGAGACTCGAACAATTCCTTGTAAATATCATACTTTTTAATTGCAAAATAAAATGTGACACAAAAAACCATTTGGTATTTTTTTGCAAAAAATAGGAAGAAAAAACTTCCTATTTTCACACTTTCAAAAAATTTTTTCCTTTTAATTTCAATAGTTTTTAATGGTTTTCTCGCGCGATAATAATGTGAGGCATTTTAATCCTAAAAGTGAAAATACAATTGTTTGTTTTTGTTATGCAAATATTTAAAACAATTTAGGATTTAGATAATAAATATCAGGAGGATTTATAAATGAGTCAGTAATGTGAGGTATGAAAAATGAATAAGTCTGAAAATTTCAAAGAAGAGCAACTAATAGTTTTAGAATTATATATAAAGCTTGAAGCAACTAAATTCAGTACAAAGAAAAAAGATCTATATGATGAGATACAAAGAAAAACAAAATACAACAGGAATACAATAATCTCATGGATAAAAAGATATCTTACTGAGTATAAAGAAATTAGAAAAGAAATATCTGAAAAACAAAATAAAAAAATATGCAACTTTGAAGGGTTGACAGAAAAACAAACTAATTATGTTATTTGTAGAATGTCTGGAATTAGTAAAGAAGAAGCAAAAGAAAAAGCTGGATACAGTGATAAGACTAAGGCAGCTAACATAGAAAAGAGTCCTAAAGTTGCTACTAAGATAGCTGAGCTTAGAGAGATTTTATTTCAAGACACTGAACTCGGAATGCTGAGCATTGCAAATAGATTAAACAAAATTTTAAATGATTCCATTAATGGAGTTGAGATAGTTGAATATATCGAAGAAGTTGGACCCGAAGGGACAACGACAACGAAGAAGAAAAGAAAGGATAAGCAACTGTTAGCAGGAGTAGCAGCAGCGAGAGAACTAAATTCAATGTTAGGATACAAAGCAACAGATGAGCTAAAGCTTGAAGAAGCAAAGAAGAAAGAAAAAGAAAAGCAACTCGTTCTTTTAGAATAAGGTACTGTAAAACAAAAAGAAGATTAGAGGGGCGAAGAGGCTCAAAACTTATCAAATTTAGATTTTTTTTCAAGCTTGCCAAAAATATTTTTATATACGCGAAAGGAGAAAAAGTGCAGGAGATATTAGCTACAGAAAGTAAATTAGCTAAGATATTTCAATTTTCTGAAAGAAAAGTTAGAGAATATTTCAAATCTGCTAGGGTATCACCTGGAAAATATAATTTTATCCAAGCTGTAGAAATATTTGTTGAAAAAAATTCAGGACAAGATGAAGCATCAGAATTAAAAAGAGCCGAAAAAGAGTTGAAGGAGTATAAGTTACAGATT